CGAATATGGCCTTGTCGGCCAGGCGCTTGGCCCTGTCTTGCTGTTCCGGTGGTAATTCACTGCCTCGGAATGATTCCGATCGGTGTTCCAGTATGAATGCCATGTCTTCCTCTGTCACGAAGACCTTTACCTTTGGTGCTATCTGTATGAACATGTGTGTTTGCTGTATATGGCTGTTAGCCTGGCATCTTCATCAGGATCACCACCACTGTTGATAGTAGTCCCGCCACCACTGTGCCCGCTGTTGCTATGATGGTCTTGGTCTGTGACTTGTGGCTGTTGGTCATGTCTTCGTTCATCTTGCCCAGTCTCAGTTCGATCGCACTCAGCCTGTCGTGTAGGCCCTTGTACCTCTCCGAACAGAGGTCCACGTGTGCTTCCAAGTTTGTCTTTTCTAAATCTGTTGTGCTCATTAATCTTATGTACTCTCTCAACTCCTGTTTGATCTCTCTGATCTCCGCTCCTAAAGCCTGGAATTGTGCCTGTGTCATCGCCTGTGTAAGCCTTAATAAGTTTTGTAGTGTGTGCCTTAATATACAATTATTTATCTGTGTTGCCGGCGTATGAAAAGTAGGTGTTTAAAGTACGGAGGTCCTGCGTGTCAAAAGTGCTCAAAGGAAACGTCACTGTTTCCTTACAGAAACTCAGCACAGGCACGTGATGGAAGTCGTCGACCAACTGTGCCACGGGATCAATGTCATCTCCGTAGACTCCGGTCTGTTCAACGAAGAATTGGAAATGCCAGGAATTCTGTTGTCCTTCATAGAAATTGCCAAAGGCGTGATTTTTTATCGTGTCGGAGATTCGCAGTGGCGGGTTGTCCCAGGTTATGTTACCCCTCATCTGTAACAGTTGTATCATGGTGTTGAAATTGCTGTTTTGATTTCGCGCTATGGCCAAGGTGTGTTTGTCGTGTATGACTTCACCCGACTCGGTCTTGAATGGAAACGCCTGCTTGATGTTGCCGTTGTCCGTTATGTCAACCAGAGTGTGTACCCTGTATTCGTACATCATAACCTCTTGAACTTGCCGGCCAGTTTGACCAATTTAAAAAAATCATCTACGGTCACACAATCAACATGTGTGTATCCCAATTCCTTGGCCAGCTGGTATCTCTGCCTGCCGGACCAGACCACATAGACACTGCCATCGTGTTCGGGGGCTGTACCTGGCAGGTCGGGGTTGGTGGATTTGTAAAGCAAAAGGTGATTGTTTTTCCAATATCTTTGATCTGTCTTGAAACACAGCAGTGGATACTTCAACATGCCCTTTTCTATGTCGGGCCTCAACTTTTCATCATCTGGCAGTTGTTCGTACATGGATGCCGGCACTATCTCGTCAATGGGCAAGGAAATGGGTTCCATGTTTTCAAATGTTTTTTCTGCTTTGAGTCGTTTCATATGTGATATTTACGCCACAAAAAAAGGGCGGACCTAAAAAATAGATCCGCCCTAATCCTAGTCTGGTCGACTAAGGGTCAATGATTACGCATCACCCCTTTGGTCGAACATTCCGTAGATCGCATCGTCACCTGAAGATGATACACCTTCTGGTAATAATGTTCTGATCTTGACGTTAAGTTGGTTGGCAGAAGAGTCACCAGAGATAACCGCTCTGATGTCTGTTTCGATGTCTGCTTCCGCGTCAGCGATCACAGTCGTGTCAACGTCGATGTTGGCATCGCCCGCTGAGTCCGCCGCGTTGAACTGTCCCGGTGTTCCTTCACAGATGTACTGGTAAGACGTGATAGCCTCATCAGCCGCAATTGAAGGAGCCTCGGCCGCATCGTTGTCAGTGGCCTTCGCCCCTGTTCTGTAAGATGCCGCTAACAGCGTACCGTTCTTGTTAATCACTTTGGTCACTTGGTCGAACACAGAATCGTACGCCTCTGGTGTGGTCTGAGGTGCGATGTCTTCGTTGTTGAAGATAACTTCGATGAAAGTTAATCCTTTGCCATTGAAAGCCTGTCTTCTCGTTAGATCTGACCTGCTCGCTTGTCCGCCTGCCGCTAAAGTTTGATCATAAGCCATTTTTATATCCTCCTATGATTATCTATTAAACAAGCGTGTCGGCCGCAACAGTTGTTCCTGATACATCAGCCACAGCGTCATCTGAAGTAGATGAAGCAGTTGCTCTGAATGGAACAGCGTCAGTGCCGTCAGCGTATGCTGTGCCGTCTTCGTTGTTGTTGTCAAACACTAATGCTAGGTTTGTCGCAGTTGCGAACTCACCTTCCATACCCACAGTGATAACACCAGTAGAGGCGTCCTTCACGTTCCAGTATGCGATGGTTCCCCTAGTCATCATAAGACCTAGAAGTTTGTCAACAAGACCACCCTTGTGGAAGTTACCACTTGCGTCGTCGTGTGATCTTAGGTCGATTGCGTTTGCTGAACTGTCTTTCACTGTTACAGTGAAAAAACTAGTTGGGATACCGTGACCAGTGTATAGGTTGTCTATCGCTGTGCCAAGGTTGTTGTTGTTAGTTACGATTGCCATTTTTAATCCTCCTTTTTATCTGATTTAAATGACTATGATGCCGCTCAGGCATCAAGTTAAATGTATTTATGGGTGTGTTTGGTAAATTATGCTGTAATATTAATCATTTGCCGTTTTTTGTGACGTTTCGGTGCTTGAGACGGTGATCATGGAATTTGTAATAGGCGTACATATCACCCATAAGTATTGGCACTATGAGAATTTCAAAAATCAGCGGGCTGGGATCATATGGACACTACGTCGATGACGTGGACTTCGACAACATCACGGAAGAGGAATGGTTCGAAATAGGCCAACTACATCTCAAGGGTCTGGTCACTGTGATAAGGAACACAAACATCACCAAAGACCAATACTATCATAGGGTACAGCAATTTGGTCCAATGAAAAGTTCTAGGAACAACAGGAAACATTTCATCGCCAAGTACGGAGAGAGGTTCGATGCACTCAAACCAGAGTTGTTCGATGAGCTTGGGGTAACAGAAGAGGACAGGATATTCCTTAACACCAAAAAACATTTCCTAGAACAGACAGAGAAAGGCAATCATCTGACTAGGATCACAGGACTTAAGGACAAGGACGGAAACATGCTAGGCGTTTTTTCAGATGGTGAACTGTACTGGCACAGCAACGAGTCAAGTGAACTCACCTTTGCCCCTGGGGTCGCCCTGCTGGGCGGAAAGAAAATGGTAGGAAGTTCCACGGGATTCGTACAGTCAGCAGATTACTATGAATCAGTCAGTGAGAGTTTCCGTAGTGAATTGGATGACATGGTGCTTGTACACAAATACACTCCAGGCAAAATCAATGACCGTGAGAAGACTGACAAAAATCTCATGATCAACATCAAGGTTGGTTTCTGTGCCGAGGATGGGTTGGAGGTGCCTCTAGTCATACAGAGCCCTGGCGGCATCAAGGGACTCCACTACACGGTCAACACCGCGGCTGGTATCAAGGGCATGTCCGAATCAGAAAGCCAAAAGGTTTTTGACAAAATCGACAAAGAATTGTTCACGGACAAATACATCTTTGATCACTGGTATCAACAGGATAATGATCTACTCTTGTTTGATAATTCAATAACCTTACACAGGAGGTTACCTGGAGATCCTGACCGAGTGGCTTACAGGATTCAGTATGATTTCAGCAATCTTTTAGATCACCCATGGTATCCTTATCATCAACCAGAATACGCCGAAAGATACAAGATTCAAACGCACGAGCTCATAAGAACTCTAGGCATAGAAAATTTCAAATTACCTTAATAGAGCACTTTCTTTTTACACTGTTTACAATGGCAGTCAGGACAGTCTTGGCACTCGGTGCATGAGCTACCACAGTGCTGTTCACAGCCACACTTCGTCACTTTTGGTGCGTTTTTTGAACTGATAGCCTAGATCTCGCAAAATATCTTCTGCTTGTTTCACTATGTGCGACCTCTTGTCACGCTTCATCTCTATGTTGATCACGGGCGTGTTCCTGGTCAGTGTGTCGCGGGCTCCCTCCAGCAATGGCACCTCGAAACCATCCACATCTATCTTGACGAAATCTAAATTGTTCAGTCCAAAACTGTCCAGTGTCCTGCACTCGATGTCACCTTCACCCTGGTTCAAGATCGTCGAGTTGAAATCCTGTTGTGCCCGGTGTTCCTTGTCTGAGAGTCCATAGGGCCATAATATCACGTTTGTTTCGGTGATGTTCCTCTTGAAGCACTCCCTGAAGTTGGGATTGGGCTCGAAGCAGATCACACTGTCAAACTTCTTAGCCAGTGGTCTGGTCCACTGTCCGATGTTGCTACCTATGTCCAGGCACACCCTCCAACTGTTGATGTATCTAAGTGCGGCATCCCTTTGTGCTTTTTGTCCATCACCGGCGTCCTCTAGGTAGGTGGGTTCGGTGTGCTGTGTGTACAGCACCCAGAAACTATTCTCGCTCGGCATCACACTCTTGACAGCCGCAGTCAGGACAGTCTTGGCACTCGGTGCATGAGCTACCACAGTGCTGTTCACAGCCACACTTCTCACAGATGTACTTGATCATCACAATGCCTCCTTGGCGGCCCTGTGTAGGTCAGTGCCCGCCAGTCTGCTACCCAGGTGCTGTAACAACTTCTTGACCGTGATTTGTTTCTGGTTGTTGTTGAGATTGCTGTAATTTGCTATGGACCTTCTCAAGTTCCTATAATTTGCGTCAGTGATGTTGAGAGCTCGCTCGAACTGTGTAAGGTTCTTGTAGTGGTGCTCCCATGATCTGAGGTACCTCCTCAGAGCCATAACTGGAATGAACTGTCTCTGTCTCATGGCCTGTGCCTGGTTCTTGTTTTTTAGTTTCTTGGTGATCTCTGGATCTCCGGAAACTATGGCCAGCATGTTGGCAAGGTCATTGTTGATCATCCTGACTTGATCGAATGTGCCCTTGGCCATTGTTTGGTCAGCATATGTTTTAACGAAATCCTGTGACCGTTTGGTCTGACTCATTAAAGCCAGTGCCAACAGGCTAAGGTATATGCGTTCATTGACCTCTGGGAATGACAATCTCTGTAAGTCACTATGTCGCCTTATGATTCTGCCCTCAGATACATACTTTAGAAATGGTGTCAACATATCAATATTTATAGAACAAATGCGCAAGATTTTTATTCTAACCGACCTAATGTTTTCTGGCCAACACCTATATTTTGAAAACTTCATAAAGAGTGCGGAATTACATCACATTGAATTTACCTTCGAACCAAATTATTGGAATTTACACACATACGACTGGGACAGTTATGATCAACTGTATTGTATAATTGACCACAGGGACGGCTTCGAGAACAATCCAGAATTTGTTTCTCAATTCAAAAACAGGATGGATCTCCTGCGACAGAACGGATTCAAGTTCGTCCTGGCACGTCCGTGGGAGAGCGAAGAAAACGTTGCTGGTTCGAAGTTCTATGATCTACTACGAGGATACAATTATACCAAGTGGTTCGGTAGCACTTCATGGTTCTGGTATCTGATGAGAGAAAAATACAAAGGGTATTCTTTTGATTGTGACCATTCACACAAACCGTATGAATACCTCTATCTGAACAAACAACCACGGGCACATAGGCAACTGCTGTGGCAACTTCTGACTGAAAAAAATCTAATAGACAAAAGTCTGAAATCATTCATAGGGCTAAAGCAACCTGTGAGGTTAGATCCAGCCTACGAGTTACCGGATGTCGACCCAAAGAATTATCCTATCTACGGTAGGGACCAGGATATCTATATGCGACCCTATGAGCATACCGCCTGCTCGCTGATAAGCGAAACAAATGACAATGAAGTGATTTTCATCACAGAGAAGTTATGGAAACCTATCATTTGCCAACAGTTTTTCATAGTACACGGCAATTACCTCTACCTCCAGAAAATCCGGGAGATGGGATTTATGACCTTTGGACAGTACTTCGATGAGAGTTACGACCTAGAGCCGGATCCATACAAAAGAGCACACAAGATCGTGGAATTAATTGAGAAACTCAAGGACTTTGATTGGAAGGATGCCTACCTTTCATCAAAGAAACTGAGAGCACACAACCTCAACACCTTTTGGGACGACAGAGCCTATCAAACGCAAGTTAGACGAACAGTAAATGAATTCCTAGGATTGGAATAATTTTTCAATTGTTGGAAAGAGTTTCTTGTAATCTGTGCCACGGCGCCTATCTAACTCATTGAGGTAAGACTTTAATAATTTCTGTTGAAGTAGGTCGGGATCAGTATTTTCACACTCCTTCTGAATGCCTATAAGATTGTTAAGTTGTGCTTCCTTTATCGGATCACCATTGCTTTCGTAGATCTCTATTGCTTGGTTGATCCCCAATGGGAGTATTGCTTTACCAAATATGGTTGGGTTGAGATAAGGCCGACCTGCGTCTCCCGCCTTCATTCCACTCCAATATACCTCTCGCGTTTTCGACCAACTGTTCATTTGGCGTATCAAATCAGGCAAGGTGGGAACAGTCAATGCCATCATGGCACTGTTGATGCTGGGAGTAATTCTCGTTTTTTGTAGGATAAATTCGAAATTCTCAGTGTACTTTTTTAAATCAAGGCCGTTTCTCACATACTCTGCCTGTGCCCCCCAACAGTCTAGGCTTCCAACTACCTGTAAATGGTTCAACTTGCCTTGCTCAACCAAACGCCACATCCTAGTAAGCCAACTCTTTACCCTATTAGGATCTACCGTTAGATTTGAAAAAACCACAAGGGAGAGTTTTGGGTTTGAACTGCTCTCCAGGAACCTTATCATGCGATCGGTTTCTTTCTGTAAAAAAGGTTCCCCACCTAATATCATGAGTTTGTTTAGGTCATGGATGTGAAGTTCAAGCCATTGAAACAGTTTGTTGGTGTCTTCTTCTATGTTTGGATTTAATTCGATCTTTCCAGGAATGTGTGTAAAATTTCCAGGCAATAATGGACCACCAGTAGGGTTGAATATCCATTCTCCGTGTATCCTGTTCTCATTGTCTATGGTTGAACTGAATTTACTATTACAATACAAACATTTAAGATTACATGTGTTGCCAAAGTATATCTCCAACTGCGTTGGGGTGACTTGCGTGGCACTCAAATCATTTTCTAGTTCTTTTGGTGCTGTAACTCCAGGCATGTCCAATGACGACATCCTATCAGAGTTTCCTCCTGCATCTTCTGTGCTCTTACAATGCTCACAACCTCTGCCCGGCCATTGGCCTTTGAGCATCTTCTCCCTTGCTTCTATTTTTGATTTGATGTTATGAAAATCTATATTATTGTTTTTGAATTCGTAGGGATCGTGTGTGACCCTGTGGCAACTCGCTGTTGTGCCCATGGTCAAAAACACTGTTGAGTGATTCCACTTGAGCTGGCAAGGAATACCCTGTGTGATAGGGAATCTTTTGGATTTCATTAATTTTAATTATTCTTAAACTTATTGATCGCTGTAAGATTCCTACGTGAAAATCCCAACCTATCAACCAACTTGACGGCACTGCCTGACTTATCCACCGCCACGAATCCTTCTGGCTCAGTGACCTCTAGTCCTGAATCGGTCTGCTGGAAGGATCCTATGGCCTGCGCCTGGTTCATCTTCCTCAGCACGAACGCCTTCATGGTCTGAACCGCCCTGTAGAACATCAGCATGGCCTGTAAAGGCTTCTTGGCTCTGTTGAGGAATATGGGCATCTGTTTGATCTTTTCCTGTCTCAGTGCCAGTGCCCGTTGTGCCTTGAGTCCTGACATCTGCTGAGCCATCCTGTCTGTGTAGAATTCCTTAAATCCCAGTAAGAACTTATTGGCGTCGTTTGGCAGTTCACCTTCCCTCACCCGTGCGTTGATGTACATCTGGAACATGGGCACGAAGTCTGTGTTCTGTCCCAGCACACTGGACAAGTTCCTCGGCACGTTGTTCAGCAGTGCCTCTAGTTTCTCGATGCCGTTGTAGAACTGCTTGGTCTCCGCGTCTGTGAACTTGGCAGATCCCGACACGTCCTTGTAGGTGGCGTTGTCAAAGAACACGTCCGGTGTTTGGGTGAACGAGTCAACGTCCGCTCCCGCCTGTGCGTTCATGTCAGCCAGCGAGTCTCCCACGTATGTGGTGTGGAATATTATTCCAACCTTGGCCCTGTCTATCTGTTTGCCCAAGTCTGATTGCTCCGGCACTGCGTATGTTATAGTGTT